TGAAAACCATTCTACTCCACATATGCTTGTGTGTGGTGCAACCGGATCCGGAAAGACTATTTTTATTAAATCAACAGTTGAATATGCATTATTAGGGGGCATAGAAGATATATATATATTTGATCCAAAATATGAATTTACAGATTATTCTTCTATAAACAATGTCAAGGTATTTTATGATATTGAAGATATTGAAATGCAAATGATGTTATTAGTTGAAGAAATGGAATTACGTGTAAAATCTGGGTCAAAAAAAACAACACTAATATTTTTTGATGAATTTGCAGATGCAGTTGCAAATTCAAAGAAAGGAAAAGAACTGGATATAATAGAGGAAGTACAGGATGGATATTATGCCCCTAAAAAAATTAAAGGCATATTTGGTGATAGTATATCTGATCCTATTCCTAAAATGAAAATGAAAGTTGTTGGACGGAAAAAAACACTTGAGGAAAATTTAAAGATTTTATTACAAAAAGGGCGATCATTAGGTTTTAGGATAATAGCTGTTACCCAACGTGCATCCACAAAAGTTATAACCGGAGATGCCAAGGTAAACTTTCCTGTACAAGTATGTTTTAGGGTACCTAAAGATATCGATTCTATGGTAGTAATAGATGAACCAGGTGCCGAGGCATTAAATGGCCGGGGTGATGGTTTAATAAAATCACCAGAATATTTAAATATAATAAGGTTTCAAGGATTTTATAAAAAATAAATTAATATTATGAAAAAAAGTGTAGAAGAAGAAGTTATAGCTTTAATCCAAGAATTGGATCTTAATTGCTCTGTTGAAGAATTTCAAGACAAAGTTGATTGGTATCATATCTCTGTATTCCAAAAACTATCTGAAGATTTTATCCAGGAATTTAAAGACAAAGTTAATTGGTTTGATATATCTATATTCCAAAAGCTTTCAGAATGCTTTATCCGTGAATTCCAAGATAAAGTTTATTGGGGATGTATATCCAAATACCAAAAACTTTCTGAAAACTTTATCAGGGAATTTAAAAACAAAGTTAATTGGTATTATATATCTGAATCCCAAAAGATTTCGGAAAACATTATCAGAGAATTTCAAGATGAAGTTAGTTGGGTATATATATCTACATACCAAAAACTCTCTGAAAACTTTATTAGAGAATTTCAATATAAAATTGATTTGGAATGTATATCTTCATTTCAAAAGCTTTCCGAAAGATTTATCCGGGAATTTAAAAATGAAGTTAATTGGTGGTATATATCCAAATACCAAAAGCTTTCTGAAGAATTTATCCGAGAATTCAAAGACAAAGTTAATTGGGTATATATATCTATACACCAAAAACTTTCCGAAAACTTTATCCGTGAATTCCAAGACAAAGTTAATTGGAAATGTATATCCAAATACCAAAAACTTTCTGAAAAATTTATCCAAGAATTCAATTTAAAAATAGATCCTGATAACTGGTTATATAAAGATAAAAAGTTTAAACTTGAAAAAATAAAAGAAACCGGGCTTTATGAATTTTTAGATGCTGACCATATTTTGGCATACAAAGGAATAAGATCGGACCGGTATTCAAAATTTAACTTCCAGTACCGGTATTTAACGGAGGAAACATATGAATGCCACTGCGATTGCACAGATGATGAAAACTCCTTTGGCCTTTCCGCCTGGACGGAGGAAAAAGCAAGGGAACATTGTTCCCAATTGGTAATAAAAGTAAAAATAAATGTTGCCGATATCGGTAGGATTGTCCATGATGGGGGAAAACTCAGGTGCTTTAAATTTACTGTAATCGATTAACTAAAAATAATTATAGGACATATTTAAAATGAAAAATACAAATAAAAATATGATAAAATTGATAAATTATAAAATATGTAAAAAAGGCACTGGTAAAGCAAAAAATTATAAAGGGTGTAATAAATCTATACCTAAAATTAAATATGATAAGCCTAATTTCAAATATGGATTAGGAATATCATGTGGATGTTATACAAAATGGTTATTGGAAACATCCGAAGGTAAAATAATTTTAGAAAAATCTAAATTATTAGGAAAAAAAAGAGCTGATAAAAATAAAAAACTTGAAAATAAAAATAAAAAACTTGAAAATAAAACAATTGCATCATGTATACAAGAAGCCAGGAAACCATTTCAAAAATTAATTAGGATACGTGATCATGGTAAAAAATGTATTTGCTGCAATAAACAATTGCCATTCAATATTTCAGATTATGATGCAGGACATTTTTTTAAAGCTGAATTATATATTGGATTAATATTTAACCCTGACAATGTTTTTGGGCAATTAAAATATTGTAATAAATATGGCCATGGCAATGAAAACGGGTTTAGGGACGGATTAATTGAAAGGATAGGGGTTGAAAGATATAATAACCTAAATGAAATAAAAAATGAATTAAAGAGCTATAAATTTAGCAAAGAACAATTAATTGCAATGAAGGATTATTATAATAAACAATTAAAATTAGTTGAAAAAGGATTAAAAAATATAAATGATGTTGATTTTAGTATAGGTATTTTTTAAAAAAAATTAATAATATTTTATCATGAAATTTAATTCACCAATTTTGAGCCTTAAATTAGAACTAAAATGTTTGGAAGAAGAAATTAAAAATTATGTTCCTCCTATATCAAATTATGAAAAAGAACTTTCCTTAAAAAATAAAATGATAAAAGAATATAAATTGGCCATAAATATATTAGAATTTTGGCAAGATATAAACAATAAATGAAAAATTCAATATCCATATTAAAAATTGCTATTGAATCAACTAAAAAAGAACTTGATAGTTGGGAAAAAATTATAGATAAAAATCATATGGTAAAATCTGTAATTAAAAATGAAAAAGAAAAAATAAAAGAATATCAATTAGCAATTAATATTTTACAAAAAGAAATTTCTTGTAGAAATTGTATAAATTATAATAAAGGATATTGTAGCCTATTTAAAATTAATGTTAGTATAAATGCAAAATGGTGTAAATCATATGAATTATGAAACAAGATAAAAAAAACAATGAAATATTTACTTCAATATTGGTGGTACAAGAAGTAAGCCAAAGATTATTATCAGAACTAATTGGGAATAATTCTATTACAAAAGAAGTAAAACAAACATTTAACAGATATCTAAAATTTGGGGAAAAATTTAGGAATAAATGGTTAGAGGCTATAAGATATAGTTATGGGGAAAAAGCAGAAGAACTTCACGAAACAGATGCAGATGAAATATATGAAATATTTTCTATCATAAGAAATTTAAGAACAGAAGAACAGTTTACCAAAGCAAAAGAATTACTAAATAATTTAACAAATTAAAAATATATAAAATGATTGGTATTTATCACAACAAAGATTTAGACGGCTTCACAAGTGGGGCAATTATTAAATTAAAATATCCAGAAGCAAAAATGATTGGATATGATTACGGACAGCCATTTAAACAAGAAGTAACTGGTGAAGCTATTATTATGGCAGATGTTTCACTTCCGATGAAAACTATGGTTAAAATAGCACAATTGAGCAATTGGAAACTTACATGGATAGATCATCATATTTCAGCCATAAATGACTACAAAGAATTTGTTGGAAATGGTGAAAGTTTTTGCCATGCTGTTTTAGAAAATGGAATTGCAGCATGTGAAGGTACTTGGAAGCATTTATTCCCGGAAAAACAAATGCCATATGCTGTTAAATTACTTGGTGAATATGATACTTGGCGAAATTCTGATAAACAAAGGTGGGAAAACGAAATACTTCCTTTCCAGTTCGGAATGCGAATTTATTGTAATAGTGTTGATTCATTCCCTGTGGAAGTTTTTGAAAACGAAGCTTTGGTTAAGCAAATAATTAATGAAGGGTTGACAATATTGAAATACCAATCCCAAGTAAACGAATTACAATGTAAAAAAGCATCTTTTGAAACAGAATTTAATGGATTGCGTGCAATTTGCTTAAATGGGGGTGGGTTTAATTCGGATGTTTTTAAAAGCGTTTACGATGAAAGCAAACATGATATTATGATGCCGTTTCAATTTGATGGGAAGAAATGGAATATTTCTCTTTATACTACAAAAGATGAAATTGATTGCTCTGTAATTGCCAAATCAAATGGCGGTGGTGGGCATAAAAAAGCTGCTGGGTTTCAGGTAGAAGATATTTCAAAAATATTTTTACAAAACTAGTATATTATTAGCCCACCTTCTGAGAACGCAGGATCAACCAATAGCCCATTCAAATATCTGTAATAGAGGCGGTCGTTCGAAATAGATCATTTTTAGGTGGGCTATTTTTCAGGTTACATTTATAAAAATACCTATGGGCGTTAAAAACAAATTATATCAAGAAATAAGGTACTGCGAAAAGTGTGGTAAAAAATTTTATAACAAATTTATGGATTATGATCTTTGTTATGATTGTTTAAAACCTATACATGAAGAAATACACAAAAAATTGGGGAGTAAAATAATTTATGAGACTAAAATTGATTATAAAAAATACGATCCATATATTAATCAAAATAAGACGAAATAAGACGTTTTAATATAAAAGTTAACCATGACTATAAAAACACAATAAAGTCTTTAATATGACACATTAAAATAACAAATATGCATATTTTAAATATAAAGTTTAAAAACAAAATACAATTAAGAAAAAAAATGTTAAATATTTAAAATTAAAATAATGAATTATTTCATAAACATAAATCAAATTGCAAGTGAAACATATTTTCCTAAACTAGATATAATTGATTTGGCAATATTTGATTATATCTGTAACTTTTATCCTTCTTCAGATAAATATACTGATAACGATGGGATATGGTTTTGGATATCGCATACAAAAGTTATCAATGATATGCCTATTCTAAAAATAAAAACAAAAACCGGGATTATCAATAGGATCAATAATCTTATAAATTATAAAATATTAGAAAGGCACCCGAAATCAAAAGAATTGGGGAAGAGTTATTATAAAACTGGGATCAATTGGAATATGCTAATAAAAATTGATAATTACCTCTCAACGAAAATTGACACCTCTCAACGAAAATTGAGAGCCCCTCTCAACGAAAATTGTGAGGGCCCTCTCAACGAAAATTGTGAGTATTATAATACTAATATATATCCTAATACTAATGATCAAATAAAAGACATTGAAATTTATGAAAATTTTGATTTTTTTAAAGATGAATTTAAAAACATTTGGATAAATGAATTTTTGCCTTTAAAACAAAAAAAGAAAGCTTCATTAACTTCCCGTGCAAAAAAATCACAATTAAACAAAATAAAAGAATATTCAAATAATGATTATTCAATAGCACTTAAAATACTTGTAAAAACAGTAGATTCTGGATGGACTGATTTTTATCCGCTAAAAAAAGAAGATTATATCCAAAATAAATTGCCTACTAAAGTACCTACATTAAGATATCCAGGGCAGCAATGATTTTAAATAAATTAATAAAAATATATATCTTATAATTTGGATTATATTTTAATTATCCATAAATTTGGTGATTAATAAAAAAAATAAATAAAATGCTTGATTGGTTAAAAAAAAATAAAAAGTTTGTGAAAATTCGTGCTATTGAACAAGAATTAAACATGCCTGACAGTACGTTGATAAAAGCAGTAAACGGGGTTCAAAAATTATCAAAAAAATGGGAAGTACCGTTAAATAAATTTATAAAAGAAAATTTTGAAATTTAAATGTTGTATGCCCGGTATTTCTTTAATTTAAATAAATAATTTTTTTTTAAATACCATGAACAAAAACATAGAAATTGGATTTTGTAAAATACCCCCACAGGCTATTGATTTAGAAGAAGCTGTATTAGGTGGCATAATGTTAGAAAAAGATTCTTTGATAGAAATAATAGATATTATAAGGCCAGAAAGTTTTTATCATGACCAACATCAAAAAATATATTCTTCAATACTTGATTTATTTAAGAAAAATGAAGCAATTGATATACTTACAGTTATAGAACAATTAAGGAAAAATGGATATTTAGGATTAGTAGGTGGGCCAGCTTATCTTACTAAATTGACAGATAGGATTGCATCTGCCGCACATATTGAATTCCATGCCCGTATAATACAACAAAAATATATACAAAGGGAATTGATAAGGGTATCTACAGAAATACAAAATAGGGCATTTGATGAAAGTATTGATTTATCTGATACATTGGATTATGCAGGGAACTGTATTTTTAATATTACCAATAAAAATATAATAAACGAACCTGTATTAATTGGAAATATTGGTATAGATACAATAAGAAATTTAGAAGAGCTATCAATTAATGACAATTATGTCCCTGGAATACAAACAGGTATATCAAATCTTGATAAACATACAAATGGGTGGCAAAATACAAATTTAATAATAATAGCAGCACGTCCATCAATGGGAAAAACTACTTTAGCTTTTCAAATGGCCATAAATATATCTTTAATATTTAAAGAACCTGTAGCCTATTTTTCATATGAAATGAGCAAAGTAGAACTATATAAAAAAGGAAACAGTTCATTGACTGGTATAGAATCAGAAAAATATATGAATGGTAAGTTTACTTCTGATGAATGGTTAAAAGTAGAAGAGGCACAAGCTAAATTAGAAAAGGCTTCCCTTTTTATAGATGATACAAGTAATATGACAATTTTAGAATTAAGGGCAAAAGCAAGAAGGTTAAAAATTAAACATAATATAAAAATAATATTTATTGATTATCTTCAATTAATATATTCAAATAATAAGGGAAATAGGGAACAAGAAGTAAGCGATATAAGTAGAAATTTAAAAATATTGGCAAAAGAACTTGATATACCTATTATTGCTTTGTCACAATTAAACCGTTCTTGTGAATCAAGGATTGATAAAAAGCCTCAATTATCTGATATACGTGAAAGTGGTGCAATAGAACAAGATGCTGATATAGTATCTTTTTTATATAGACCAAGTTATTATGGTTTTACCGAGTTTGAAGATGGTATGAGCACAAAAGGTATTTTAGAAATATTATTTAGAAAATATAGAAACGGAAAACTTGGTGATATAAAGTTAAAACACGATCATAATTTTACAAAAATATCTGATTTTGATGAATTTAATGATAAATATAATAAAGTGGAGTTTTAACGTGATACGTATATGACCCGTTTGGGATTTGAAACACTAACATATCAAAATATTGGAAACGATGAAAAAAGAAACAAAAAAACAAAACAACACCGAAACCAAAATGGTTTATGATACTGTGTTAGCACCCGTTTCTCGTAATTATTTGAGGCGACGTGATAAGGTAAGGATAAAAGATGGCTCAATATTAACTGTACGCTCATTAGAATTTAGAGAGTTTTGTGCAGAAGAAAAGGTTGGATATATACCCAAAAATGACATTGATACGGTGATGGAATAAATGGGTGCTAACTATTATATATCGGATTATTAATATAAATAACTATATATGAATAATTTTATAAATTCAACTGTCAAAAAATATATCCAAAATTTGACAGTTAAAAACTACGCAAAAAGAACAATTGAAATTTAATGAAACAGCATTCAGAATTAATCAGTTTAACGTATGGTAATATGAAACGTAAAACGAACGATATATGAAAACAGAAAAACCCGTACACAAAATACATGATAGTGGATATTTTGAACCGCATATAGACACTTATTGCAAACTTGTAGACTCTTTTGATAAGGGTTTTGAATATGGAACAAAAGAATGGGATAAAGTAACATGTAAAAAATTCTTAAAGCAGAAAGGCAAGTGAGTGTATGTTTTATATTACGTGTTGTAAAGTCGTTTTAATGCACGATAACGATTTGTATATGATTTTGGCACGACAAATGCCGACAAACATTTAATAATAGGACTAATGAAAACAATACTTAGATTGAAAAACAAGGTTAGTGATGAATTATATACCTTGTTAACTACTGGGAATATATTACATCTACATTTAAAGCGAAAATGGTATGATAAAATTGCGTATGGTGAAAAGCTAGAAGAATACAGAAAAATAAATGATTATTGGGGACGTAGATTTATTTCTCCAATAGAAGAAATGGAGTGGGCTAGTTGGGATGAAATGTTAAATGACTTACAAAACCCAAATGATAGGCATTATGGATTAAGTGAATTGATGAATTATTTTTTTTGTAAGTTTCGTAAATACGATTTGATAATTTTTGAAAATGGATATGGTGATGTACCAACTACAATAGTAGAATGTAATGGAATTACTGTTAAACAAGGTGAAGAGCGATGGGGTGCTATTACAAATCAATATTATTTTACCATACTACTTGGAAACGTTCTTTATATTGATCCTTGTAGTTTTAGTACCCGTTATGAAATACTAGATAAAAACGGAGATAAAATGCCAGACCACTACAGTGGAAGAAAACGCACATACGAAGAAGCAAGCAGAATGCTTGAAAGACTAAATTATAATGGTGAATATAAACCTTATAAAATGGTTAAGGTTTAATGATTATTAACTTTTAATAAATAAAATATTTTAATCTTAAAAATATATAATATGGAAAATCTTTATTTATTTATGGAAAAATTACATAAAATGATATGTAAAGAATTAGATATAAATTATGAAAAATCTTTTAAAACAAAAAAAACGGAATATGTACAAGCTAGGCAATGGACAATGTGGATAACATATTTATTATATAAAAAAAAGGTATCCCTTAGAGAAGTAGCTATATTTTTTGATAAAGATCATGCAACTATTTTACATGCAAAAAAAAATATATTAAAATTCTGTGAAATAGAATTTGAATATAAAGAAAAATATAATTTTATTTATAAAAAAGCATTAAATATTTTTTTATTAAAAAATTATAATATTATTGATAATAAAAAAATAATAAATAATATAAAAAAAACAATATATAAAAATTGTAATATTAATTTGTCAATTAATATAAATAATATGTTATCTCAATTAACTTAAATGAAAAAACCATGAAAAAAAGTGTAAAAGAAGAAATCGAATTTTTAATCCAAGAATTGGATCTTAATTGCTCTGTTGAAGAATTTAAAGATATAGTTGATTGTAGATCTATATCTGTATACCAAATTCTTTCTGAAGAATTTATGCGGGAATTAAAACATGAAGTTAGTTGGTATGATATATCAAAAAACCAAAATCTCTCTGAAGATTTTATCCGGGAATTTCAAGATAGAGTTAATTGGAGATGGATATCTATACACCAAAATCTTTCTGAAGGATTTATCAGGAAATTTAAAAATAAAGTTGATTGGTTTTGGATATCTCAATCACAAAAACTTTCAGAAAACTTTATACGGGAGTTCAAAGATAGAGTTGATTGGTATTATATATCAGAATATCAAAATCTTTCTGAAGGATTTATCCGGGAATTTAAAGACAAAGTTGATTGGAGGAATATATCTGAATCCCAAAATATTTCGGAAAATATTATCAGAGAATTTCAAGATGAAGTTAGTTGGGTATATATATCTACATACCAAAAACTCTCTGAAAACTTTATCCTGGAGTTCAAAGATAGAGTTGATTGGATATGTATATCTATATACCAAAAACTTTCCGAAAACTTTATTAGGGAATTTCAATATAAAGTTGATTGGGGACATATATCAGCATACCAAAAGCTTTCTGAAGGATTTATCAGGGAATTTAAAGACAAAGTTGATTGGGGATGTATATCTATATACCAAAAACTTTCCGAAAACTTTATCAGGGAATTTAAAAACAAATTTGATTGGGATTATATATCTATATATCAAAAGCTTTCAATAAGTTGTCTCCGGGAGTTCAATATAAAAATAGATCCAGACAATTGGATTTACAAGGACAAAGAATTTAAGCTTGAAAAAATAAAAAATACAGGACTTTATGAATTTTTAGATGCTGACCATATCTTGGCCTACAAAGGGATAAGATCGGACAGGTATTCTAATTTTAACTTCCAATACCAATATTTAAAGGGGGAAACATATGAATGCCACTGCGATTGCACAGATGATGAAAACTCATTTGGCCTTTCTGCCTGGACAGAAGAAAAATCAATAAAACACTTCGGGGAACTTGTCATAAAAGTCAAAATAAATGTTGCCGATATAGGTAGGATTGTACATGATGGGGGAAAACTCAGGTGCTTTAAATTTACTGTATTGGATTAATAATTTTAAATTTAAAATAATGTATAATAATAGAAAAATTAAGCCTTATAAAGGAAAATTAATAGAACTTACTTATTTATCAAAAAATAAAATAAATAAAAATATAATAACCGGTGAAATAACAGCAAGCGATAGGGATGGTATCTTATTTAATGTAAACAAATCATCAAAAAAAGAAGGAATAAGAAATTTACATCTTGATTATGAAAGTATAATTAAAATAGGAAAACCTGAAAAAGCATATTAATAATTTTAATTTTAATAAAAATATGAATTTTATAATAGCTATAAATTATCAAGAAAAAACTTATATTGCTGCACCAACACATGAAAATGGTGTTCAATATGGATATTCATTTATTATAGTCCCTAAATCTAGTTCATATATTATGTGTATTATTGCAAAGCCTAATATTATTTCTAAACTTTTAAAATCACCTATTATAATAAATGAAGATATTTCAATAGAAAATTTATCTTTAATTATATTTGAACAATTAAAATATTTTTTTCCATGTCAAGCAATAATTTCAAAATCTGGAAATATATTGACAATAGATAATGAAAATGTTAATTTTTCACAAAGATTTTCATGCATAGGAGATAGATCTATATATGGATCATTATATTCTACAGATAAATTATCAATGGTTCCTGAAGAACGTATAAAACTTGCTTTAGAAACTATTGGAGAAAAAAACTTTGAACTAAAAATATATAATTTTTAATTAATGAACAAAGTATATATTCCATTATTAGATATTTATCTTGAAGATATAGCTATATTTGATGATGGGAATATTATTATTTCTTATGATTCTTTATATTATCAAATAAAAAATACTACAATATTTATAGATGATATTGTTTATAATAATATATTACAAAAATGGTTGATAATAGATAAAGGATATACATATGAAGCTTTGGTTCCAATAAATGAAAGTGGTGATTGGATATATATAGAAAATGATTATATTGAAATAATACCAAAAATTATTAATTAATTATTTTTTTTTATATTTATTTTTTTTATTAATTTTTGTGCGTAATTTTCTTTGTATCACTGTAAAACAATCCATAAATGCTCTTATTAATGCTTCATCATAAGTATCAAAAGGGCCCTCTAGTTCAGTAGCATATAAAACTTTTTTTTCCATCCAATTTATTAAATAAAATCTTTTTACTTCACTTTCCCTTAAATCTGACATAATATTTATATATATATTCCATATTTCGCTTAAATAATCCATAATATGGTTATCCGGGACAAAGAAATTTATTGATCCTGTATATACTGAAATTTCCCTATTACGATCATATATATAAACAAAACAATTTTTATGGACACCATATTTTTTAGAATACTTTGAAGAAAGATAATTACATAAATCTTCTATAGCTAGCCTATTTATAGTCCTTATCTTTCCCCAATTCATATTAATTTTATATAATTTAATTATTAATCGATTACAGTAAATTTAAAGCACCTAAGTTTCCCTCCATCATGTACGATCCTACCTATATCGGCAACATTTATTTTGACTTTTATTACTAGTTCCCCGCAGTGTTTTCTTGCCTTTTCTTCTGTCCAGGCGGAAAGGCCAAAAGAATTTTCCTCATCTGTGCAATCGCAGTGGCATTCATATGTTTCTCCTGTTAAATACTGGTACTGGAAGTTAAATTTTGAATACCGGTCAGATCTTATCCCCTTATAGGCCAAAATATGGTCAGCATCAAGAAATTCATATAGCCCTGTATTTTTTATTTTTTCAAGTTTAAACTTTTTATTCTTGTAGAGCCAATTGTCTGGATCTATTTTTAAATTGAATTCTCGGATACAACTTATTGAAAGCTTTTGATATTTTGATATATCATCCCAATCAACTTTGTCTTGAAATTCTCGGATAAATTCTTCTGATAGCTTTTGGTATTTTGATATCCATTCCCAATAAACTTCATTTTTAAATTCCCGGATAAAGCCTTCAGAAATCTTTTGGTATTCAGATATATCCCACCAATCAACTCTATCTTTGAACTCACGGATAAAATCTTCAGAGAGATTTTGGTATTTAGATATATAATACCAATAAACTTTGTCTTGAAATTCCCTAATAAAGTTTTCGGAAAGTTTTTGGTATGCAGATATACATTCCCAACTAACTTCATCTTTAAATTCTCTGATAATATTTTCCGAAATATTTTGTGATTCAGATATATAATACCAATAAACTTTGTATTTAAATTCCATAATAAACCCTTCAGAAAGTTTTTGGTGTATAGATATACATCCCCAATTAACCTTATTTTTAAATTCCCGAATAAAGCCTTCAGAGATATTTTGGTGTATAGATATACATCTCCAATCAACTTTGTCTTTAAATTCTCGAATAAAATCTTCAGATAGTTTTTGGAATACAGATATATGATACCAATCAACTTTATCTTTAAATTCTTCAACAGAGCAATTAAGATCCAATTTTTTAATTAAAAATTCGATTTCTATTTTTACACTTTTTTTCATGGTTATAATTTAATTGTTATTATATGATCTTTATAATCATATTATCTGTTTGTCCAGTATTTTTTATATGAAGAGGTATAATTTTTCCATCATATTCAATTGTATCATCAGTATTTTTTCCAATAAGATCCCAATTTACCATTTGGCCTTTTGAATTCCATCCTATAAATGGGATTCTTCCTTCTACAAAATCATTAATTGGATTAAGAAAATATTTTAAATGTTTATGAAAAATTTTTGTACTTGTGGAAACTGGCAATAAAAATATACTTTTTCTATTAAAATTATTAAATTCAAACAAAGCTTTTTTTATAAATTCAACTTTTAATTTTAAAGAATAAGGTGGGTTTACAAAATTCATTTTTCCCCATGCAATTTTAAGGCCATCCCACTCTTCAACATTATGCATAAATGGACATGGATCAAAATCGAAATTATATATCTTATTAAGCTTATTATAATAAGATGGTGGGGTCATCCAATCGTCCCTATAATGTATAATTTTATTTTTCATTTTTAATAATAATTTTATTATTATAATTAATCTTTGATTTATTAATAACTATAGGTTTAAATTTATTTGACATATCTATATCAAGATTATCAAAATAATTTTTATATTTTAATTTATTCATCTAAATTTTATATTTAATAATTAATCCAATACAGTAAATTTAAAGCACCTAAGTTTCCCGCCATTGTGGACAATCCTGCCGATATCGGAAACATTTATCTTAACTTTTATTACTAGTTCGTTGCAGTGTTCCGTTGCCTTTTCCTCCGTCCATGCAGAAAGGCCAAAGGAATTTTCATCATCTGTGCAATCACAGTGGCATTCATATGTTTCCCCCGTTAAATATCGGTACTGGAAGTTAAATTTTGAATACCGGTCCGATCTTATGCCTTTATATGCCAAGATATGGTCAGCATCTAAAAATTCATAAAGCCCTGTTTCTTTTATCTTTTTAAGCTTAAATCCTTTGTCTTTATAAATCCAATTACCTGGATCTATTTTTAAATTGAATTCCCGTATAAACCCTTCTGAAAGATTTTGGTATGCAGATATATCATCCCAATTAACTTTGTTTTGGAATTCTCGGATAAAATCTTCTGATAGCTTTTGGTATGCAGATATATATACCCAAATAACTTTGTCTTTAAATTCCCTAATAAAGTTTTCCGAAAGTTTTTGATATGCAGATATATTTAGCCAAATAACTTTATCTTGTAATTCCTGGATAAAATCTTCAGAAAGTTTTTGATGTTGAGATATACATCTCCAATCAACTTTATCTTTAAATTCCCGGATAAAAATTTCAGAAAGCTTTTTGGATGAAGATATATATTCCCAATCAACTTTGTCTTGGAATTCTCTGATAAACCCTTCAGAAAGCTTTTGATATATTGATATATAATCCCAATTAACTTTGTTTTTAAATTCCCTGATAAATCCTTCAGAAAGTTTTTGGTATATAGATATCCATCTCCAATTAACTTTATCTTTGAATTCCCGGATAAATTCTTCAGAAAGCTTTTGGTATTTAGATATACATACCCAATTAACTTTATCTTTGAATTCCCGGATAAATTCTTCAGAAAGCTTTTGGTATTCTGATATTAATATCCAATTAACTTTATCTTTGAACTCCAGGATAAAATCTTCAGAGAGATTTTGGGATAAAGATATAAGCATCCAACTAACTTTGTCTTCAAATTCTTCAACAGAGCAATTAAGATCCAATTCTTGGATTAAAAATTCGATTTCTTTTTTTACACTTTTTTTCATTTTTTATTTAATATTTTATTAAAAATATCATTAAATATTTTACTCCTTTTTTTCTTAATAAAATTTTTTATTTTTTCTTGTGTTTCTTTTTCTAAATTACTTCCATGATCTACTCCTTTAAGATAAAAATATTTACTAAATTCATATAATCTTTTATCTATTTCTTCGAGTGTAAGATTATTGTTATATAAATAATTTCTTAAAGAATCTATTTTTTCTTTATTTTTAAATAAAAAATTATAAGTTTCCATTCTTAAATATTTAAATATTTTTTTGCCATAATTTCAATCATATTTGAAAAACTTCTTGATTCTACTTTAGCTTGTTTTTTTGTTTTTTCAAAAATTTCAATATCAAGAGTTATACTTTTTTGTTTTTTATTTTTTGTTTTCATTTTGTTCTTTTTTTCTTAATCTTAATTTATATTTTGATAAATCGTAAAAATTAACAGGTGTTTTTCTAACTATTCTTTCATAATATGATTTTCTTGTAGAATATTCTGTATGTATAGAATTTTTTCTTGCCCTTTCAAATTTAAATTCATTTAATTCTTTAGCAATAATAGAAAACATATTTTCATTTTGTGATCCTGTATTTGTATATTTTAAATATCCTTGTTCCCCTAATTCTTTTACACGTTTTTCAATATAATTTAAAGTAAGTTGATATTTTTCATTATTTTGAAAATTTTGTCTTTTTGTTTGACTAATTTTTATACTAATATATTTTTTTTTATGTTCAGAAAATTCTTTTGCCCCTGCTCTTCCTCTTGGTTTATCCGACATAGATAATCCCCTTTTTGTCCTTATTGAAATAAGTTCCCTTTCCCTTTCTGCAAAATTTATTTTTTGTACCCATTCGTATTTGTCCATTTTACTGCCTTTATTTGTAGGTATATCACAGGCATATAATTTACCATTAAGTTCATTTAAAAGCCAAATACCATCTTCTACATTTCTACTAAGCCTATCACTTATTGCAACTACTAATGTTTTATTATTATTTTTACAATATTCTATCGCCATCTTTAGTTCTGGCCTATCTTTAATGTTTTTTGCACTTTGTACTTCTACAAATTCATAATCATCAAGTTCATCATTTTTAAAAAAATGTTCTATTAAATCTTTTTGTCCCCTCATACCTAAACCAGATCTTCCTTGTTTTTCTGTTGATACCCGATAATAGGGTACAAATTGTTTTATTAATTCTTTATGAGTCTCCATTTTTTTAGTTTAATGTTCAAAACAAAAATACATATATTATTTAATATTATATCATATTATTAAATATTTTTTTTAATATATTTTTTATATATTTGTAACGTTATATATTATTAATAATAAAACAATAATAATATGGACAAAGAAACTATTAATAATAGGAAAATTATTTATAATAAGCTTTCAAAAGAAGATCTTATTAATAATTTAATCGAATGTGAAGATTTGTTTATTGAATATGTTGAATCATTATATTTAAGGATGCATTGGAAAAATAATCTTTAATTATTTTTGATTAAATAACTTATTATTATTTGTATAATTTTTTTTGGTTCAAAATCATTATATTTGTTATGTAAACTATGGACAATGGATTTAGATAAAAATTTACTTGTTTCGGCTAAATATAATGTTTTAAAATTAAAGCCAGAAAGCAAAGTTTTAAGAAGTTTTCCAGAATTAAAAAAATGGCCTGAATTTAATGAAGATTATGGTAAACTTATACTTTTACCAAATGAAAATATTTTAAGGCTATGCCTATTATTTTATCAAGATTCAGATTTTCATAATATCGACAGTGATATAATGAAAAGAAAAAGGATAGCTGCTGAATGGTCTGGTTTTAAACTTGAAAAAGGAGAAATATTCCCTAATAAATTAGAAGAAATACTGTTAGGCAACAATACATATGTAAATAAATTAATAGTAAGGATATTAAGGCTTACATCTGATCATTTGTTCCAAAAATATATAGTTTTTGAAGAAACAAGGGCAAGGTTATATATGAAGTTATATGAAGACAGTATTAGCAAAAATGAAAAAACAAAAGAAATAATAGAAAATATACAGAACCTTTCAAAAATATTAGAAGATATTGAGAGGCAAATGTTACGTGAAGATAGAAATACCCTTATAAGAGAAGCCCTTTATTCTGAAGCTACAAAAGAATCTATGCCTACCCCTGAAAATATAGCAGAAGCAAAAAGAAAAGGTACATTTGATAATCTTATAGATCCTCCTTATGAAATAGAGCATATAAAATTTGGTGGTATAAAAAAATTTAAATAATAGTTCACATAATGGATTTAAAAGGGGCCGCGGTAAAATATTCTCATATCCTACCTATTGAAATTTTATCAATGTACAAAGATTATGATAAATATATCTATATAAATGAAAACGATGATAATTTACAAAAATTTAGGATAGAAGTTCCGGAACCTCCTGATTGGAAAGAAATAGAAGGGTTTGGGCTACATTATAAAAAACAAAAATTTGAATATGAAGAATATCCAAATGATCTAAAGGCGTTAGAAAAAAAAATAAGGGCAAAAATTTTAAGGGACAAAAAGAAAACAGATTCTCAATTTTCTATTGAAAAAGAGATACAATTTTCTATTTGGGACGAACTAGAGACCCATTCAATGAAATATAATTCAATTATTTCATGGATAAGAAAACAATGGGCATATAGAATTTATGGTAAATGGATATTTATTAAAGGAAAACCATATTATATAACCCCTTGGCATTGGTTTTATTTGAATTATTATAAAATGAACGGTGTATCTAAAAATGATGGTAGGCCAGATTTTAGATATAGGGACTTTAAATGGTTTTATGCACAACATTATGCAGCAACAACAACAGAAACAGTTAAATATGATGAAGAAGGTAAAATAATATTATTAGAAGATGGTACGCCTAGTATGATAGATATAGGTGTAAGGACCATATTGGGGACAAATAACCTTAAAGGTAGGAGGGTTGGGGATTCCAGTAAAACAAAAAGCATCGATATTGAAATAGCCACAGCATTAATAGAGGCGTTAAATGGTATGCAGGCAGATACAGAAGAAAATGCAAGGAATTTATATGAAAAGCTGACAAAATATTCATTTTTAAGGTTACCATTTTTCTTTAAGCCCATATTGCCAAATTTTAATATGGCAGGACAAATACAGATGATGGACACAAATATGATAGATGGCCTTAATTCTGTTATTGATTATAGGGCATCTACAGAAACAAAATATGATGGGAGCAGGCTTACTTTTTATCACGGAGATGAAATAGGTAAAACTATAGAGGCACAAATAATAAAAAGGCATGATATTGTAAAAAGGACATTTTGTCCTGGTGTAGAAATAAACGGTTTTATGATTTATACGTCTACTGCGGAAGAAATGGATGCTGATGTAGGTAAAAACTTTGAAGATTTTACTTTAAAATCAATGTTTGAAAAACGTGGTATTGATGGACAGACATCAACAGGTTTGATAAATATTTATTTTAGTATCGAAGAATCATATGCTGGTTTTATTGATCCATGGGGATTTCCAATTATAGAAGATACAGACGATCCAGAATTAATAGAATGCATGGAGGCCGTTATATTAAATAAAAATGGAAAAGCAATGGGGGTAAGAAATTTTCTTATTGCAAAAAAAGAAGAATTTATTAAAAATGATGATATGGTAGGCCTTTCTTCTTTTCAAAGAAAGAACCCATCAAGTTTCAAAGAATGTTTTGCCAATGCATCACATAATTTATTTTTTAATAGGACAATATTAGTTAAAAGGCTATCAGAACTTAAGTTTAAAAATAATTTACGTATAGGTAATTTTATAAATATAGGTGATGACAATGTACATTTTATAGATGATGACAATGGCCCTTTTAAAATATCAATGGTAATGCCGGATCATAATAGGAGCAAAATAGTATCTATAAATGGGATTAAAAGGCCAAAATATACAGATTTATTTGTTGCAAGTGCAGATACATATAGGATAAGCCAGACAGATTCAAGAAGGGAATCTAAAGGATCAGGTGCCATAAGGTGGAAATTTGATTCTACAATTGATACACCTGATAAAGATATATCTGAATATGTAACAGGGAAATTTGTATGTACTTATACACATAGGCCAAATACATTAGATGATTATTGCCAAGATATGTTAAATATGTGCATATATTATGGGGCACTTATGTATCCCGAAATGAATATATCAACAATACAAGAATATTTTATAAGGCATGGTTATTCAGGATATTTATTACATGATATAGATATAAGGACAGGAAAATTAAAAATAAATGCAGGATGGAATACCGGGGGTAAAAGTGGCATAAAAGAAGAATTGTTCAATATTGGTGCAGATTGGGTAAATATATATGCACAAAATTGTAACCACCCTGAAATACTTGAAGAATTTTTACAAATAAGATCATTACAAAATATGAAAGACAGGGATCTTTTTGTTTCTGTTGTTGGTTGTTTAAAAGCAGAAAAAAGTTTACATATAGATTATAAAAGAAAAATGGATACTAGTAAAATTAGTTTAGATGGTTGGTATTAAAAACAATAATTTGAAAATTGCTACATTTGTATTACAAAATATTTATTGATGAGCATAATTTATAAATTATCTGAACATAAAGAGATAAGGGAAAAATATAAACAATGGAATAGCCATGTCCCTATGCATGAAAAAGTTGACCCTATAGAAAAAATAAAACCATTATATTGTAAAAATGTTGCTGAAAATGCTTTTTATGCACTTTTACAAAATAAACATTATTTTCCTATTGGACATTATGGGTATATGCAACTTTTGCGTGATTATCTCACAGGGAACCAAGATGAAGGATATTATTTAAATATCCTACGTACAACAGAACCTTCTGGGGTTACCACAACAGATAATTCAACTTATGAATATAAATATAAAGGATATGATCACCTTGATACAAAAATAGTTTCTTCAATGCCAAATATACGATCTGCCATACAAGGTATGATGGCAGATTATGATGAATTTATTTTTGTAAACACAATTGATGAGCAATCAGGAAATGAAGAAATAGAAAAACTTAATGAAGCTTATATAGATTCAAAAATACAAGATTACGCAAAATCATTACAGCAACAATATAATATACCCCTTGAACGGCCAACTAATTTCCCAAAATCAGTTACATGGGAAGAACTTAATATATATAGGGAAATGGGGGGTTTTAAAGCAAAATGGGCAGAAGGTATTGAACAAATAGGTTTTTATACACAAAAAAGATCAAACTGGAACAAGACAATAAAAAGGAAATTTATTGATGACATACTTTGTTTTAATTTTATTGTAGGAAGGACAATATTTGATACTGAAAACAATGAAAGCCGTATTGAATATATGAACCCTGAAAATACGACAATACAATATTCAACGGAAAATGATTTTAACGATGCAGAATATGCTGGTTATTTTACACTTGAAAAAATAAGCAAACTTATACAAAAAGGGTTTAGTTCTGATCAACTTAAAAAATCTGCAATAACTTATCAAGGATATTTTAGCAACCCTAAACTTGATAGATCATATACAATAAACCCTGCCCGGATAAACGGTGATAAAATAATGGATTTTAGGATACCTGTGTTCCATTATTATTGGATAGATACAGATGTAAAACGTATTTTAAAAATAGATAATAAATTTGGGGACATAAACCATGATCTAAATTATGAAGAAGATGTAAAACCTACATCTGATTATAATAAAAAAAGGGGCGTATCACAAAAAATAAATGAATTTAGGATAAGAAGGGCATATCAATGCTCATTGATAGTAAATACAGATCTGGTATATGATTATGGGCTTGTCCCAAATCAATATAGGGAAAATAAAAAAGAACCAAAATTACCAATATCTGCTTATAGGATAATAGCAACCAATGAAAATGAAATATTTGGATCTATGGTTGAAAAAAATATCCCCTTTTTAAATAGGCAACAAATTTTATGGCTTAAATATCAGGATGCATTGTCAAAATCACATCCTGGAGGATATTTAATAAATATGAGGTTATTGCAAAATATGGAAATCGGGGGAAAAAATATTTCCCCATTAGAAGCATTCGATATGTTTTGGAGATATGGAAGGGGGGTATATATGGATACACCTATCGGAGAAGGATATACAGGTGGTGCAGTAATGCCAATTACCCAAATTGGTGGGAATTATGGTGAACTTTTATCTGTATTGGCCAATGAAATGAAATTTATAAAAAATGAAATAAGGGAAAATACAGGGATAGATCCTTCTTCATTGGGCGTATTATCAGAAGGCAGTTCTGCTACAGATATATCTTTGGCCAATAGGGGGACAGGAAATATATTAAAACCATTACAAGAAGCTATTTTTGATGTAAAATCAGGCCTTATAAATATAGCTGTTAACATAGTACAGATTATTTCTAAAAATAATAAAGATGTTTATAAAAATTATATTAAGATTGTCGGTGAAGATGTAATGGATGTTTTGGTAAACCTTGATAAACTTGGAAAGGAATATGGTATAACACTTGAACCAAAACCGTCACAAGAAGAAATACAAAATATTATACAAGCTGCAAATGCTGCCCTTAGTACTGGTAGGGACGGGGCTTCACAAATAGATTTAGGCCAATGGATGTACCTACAAGAAAGGATAATGAACGGTGGTAATATTAAAAAACTCCGGAGGGACATTGCATTTATGATACGTAAAAAAGAAGAACGTGATCAAGCTATGATACTTGAAAGGGAAAGGGTAAATGGAGAAACACAGGCAAAAGTGGCAGAATTATCAAATCAGGCAAAACAAAAAGAAATCTATATGAAGTCTGAAGCAGAAATAGCAATAAATGACAAAGAAAAAGACAATCAAGCATATTTGAATAAACAAGAACAAGAACTTAGTATTGAAAGATATGCATGGGAAAAACATATAGATGAACTTGCATTATCAGGACAATCAACAATAAAAGAAAATGAGTAACGGATATAATATTAAAAATTTAATAGATGAATGGGAAAAAGTGAAAAAAGAAAACCCTGATCCTATTAATAGAAGTTTTGGAGATGCAATTGTAAGGGCAGAATATGCAGAAAAATTAAATCAAAAAAATATTATACCAGAAGGATATCAAGAATCTCTACAAAGGTTACATGATGCACAATCAAAATTGACACCTGAATTATTAAAAAAATATCCTAAAGCTTCAGAGATTTATAATAAAGCAATTAAACAAGGGGTATCAGAACGTTTTGATACATTGAGCAATATATCAGAAAGCTTTCAACTTGATCCAAAAGAAATGAAAAATGTATTAGGTGAAGAAGGATATAATTTATATGTACAGGATCTTAGTAAAATTAGTAAACATATGGGAGCTGTGTTCCCAGGTTTTTCAAGTATAATGGGGACACAAGAATCATATGGAAATGTACCATTATATGGGTTAAGAAGTGCTTTGTTGACACAATATGAAGGTGAACCAAGAAATGTTGAAACAGTAAAAAAAGATATACAGGAATATGCTAATAAATTCAATAAAACTAAGGATTTAGAGATAAAAAAATAATTAAAAAATAATTATTAAATTTGTAATAAATAAAGACTAAAAATGGAACAGGAACAAAACATTAAAAATGAAGATAATTCTTTTGATATAACATCTTTAAACGAAGTCCTTGGAGAAGGATATAAATTTGAAGATATAGGTTCTTTGAAAGAAGTTTTATCATTTAGGGACAAATATTCTGAACTCGAAAAAAATCATAACAATATTTTGAGCGAAAAAGAAAATTTGTCAAAAAAATATGATGAACTCAATGGTAAATATGGAAATGTTGTCGATTATTTTTCTGGTGAAGATGTAGTCAATAAACTGTATGGATCACCTGAAAGATATACCAGGATAGAACTTGAAAAAAAGTTCCCTGATAAAGATCCAACTGTTGTTTCAAAGATATATTCATCTGATCTAAACAGCCTATCGTCTACAGAAAAGATATTATTGGCTGATAAACTAAATGTTAGAAGTGACATAAGTGATAAAGATAGGTTAGATGCAATTTATCAAAGCCTTGGTATAGAAGATCCGTCTGATTTGGACGGTGTGGGCAGATATAAGCTAGAAAAAGCTGCAAGCCAAGCTATAGAACAATTAAAATCAATAAAAGAGTTTAAACCGGATGAACTTAAATTTGATTTTAAAACAGAAAGTGATACCAGAAAAAAAGAATTGACAGAAAAAACTGAAAAATTAAATGAACTTTGGGGAAAAGGTTTATCAGAAGCTATTTCTAAATATGATGGCACTCATTTTTTTGATGTTGATAAAGATGGTAATAAAACAGAATTGTTCCATTATCAAGTAAACGACAAATTTAAAGAAGCAGTATTGCCAGAAATTGTGAAAAATCTTGTAAATGCAGGTATAGAACCTTCTGATGAAAACATACAATTTGCTGTTAATGAAATAGATAAATTACATTTCATACAAAACAAAGACAAGATTTTAAAAGCAGCAATGGAAAAATCAAGGACAAAGACCGAAGATTCAGTTTATAATGAAGTCCATAATACCAAAGAAACAAATACCAAAGAAGCGCCTCCACGCAACAATGACAAAAAAGGTATTACTTTAATGGAAATGTTGCAGGCAAAAAAAAATAAAACAATAAAATAAAAAATAAAATGGCTATAACAAGACCAACAGAAGGAATAAAAGCCGGTCCTGCCGGTTATCAATATATATCATCAGTATGGGACTCAAGACTTGATACTGGATATATTGGGGACATCAAACGTTATGGTGTCGCAGATCAGTTTTTAACTTTTCTACGTATGCCTGATAGGGAATTTACGTTAACTACGAGAAAACCTAAATTTTTTGAACAATTGCCATTACAGGCAGATGTTAAATTAAATGCCGCCATTGCAGCAGGTTCTGCTGGTGATCCACTTTCACTAGTTGTACATACAGATGATAGGGACAATGGACGTGTCCCCATTAAAGTAGCAGACAGTATAATTATACCCGGTGCATATACAACAAGCGGGAATGAAGAACAATATACTATTAATGCTTATAATTCTAGTACTTATACAGCTACATTGACCCCTCACGTTGCCACAAATCAAGTTGCTACTGAAATACCGGCAAGTACTGTTTTAAAGATACATGGAAGTTATCATGGCCACCAGACGGATCAACCTGAAGGTATGTTTACTAAAAGGGTAGAAAGGGCATATACAGTAGGATATTGTAAAACTACAGCTAAATTAGGCGGTGGTGTACAATCATTAAAATGGCTAGAAGTCGAAATGAACGATGGTTCAAATGGTTTCGTAGAAGAAAATCAATATCTGGCAGAATTCCAGCACGATAAAAAATTAGATGATATGATTTTTTATAGCCAGCCTATTACCAATGCTTCTTTAACAGAAACCGATGCATTAGAAGGTGGATCTGTAATTAGGCAAGCATCAAAAGGTATATGGAATTATGGGCTTGATGATGGGCAGACACTTTCATATTCTGGTGTATGGGATATTGGAAATTATTATGATTATAAAGATTTAGCATTGTCACAAGAGCTTGCAGCACGTGAAATACAACATCTTTATGGATATGATTTGAGTAGGCAGATAGAACAATCAGGTCTTGATTTTATACAGACTTATTCAGGTGGGACAGATCTATTTATGAACGGTGGTTTAGGGATAGATGTAAAATATTTCCAACTGGATGGGTTTACGTTTCAATTAAAAGAAATTGAATCGTTCCGTAATGCCATAGGATTTGGGAACCGTGAATATTCTTTTTCTAAATCTGGTATAATGTTGCCTGTTGATGTTGCCGAAGCCGAATATAGTGGTTCAATGGAACAGCACCCTACTATTATGATGGGATATATGAAAGATCGTAAACGTGTAATAGGCATCATAAATGGTATGACAGGGCTTCCTTTTCAAGTAAACCAGACTGCTGATTATGCTTCATGGAATTTCAATACCGAATATTCCCTTATCGTATTAAGGCCAAATCAAATTGTACTTACACGGCCAGAATAATATATAATAAATTAAGTGGGGGAAAATTCCCCCACATTTTTTTTTGAAGACTAAAACTAAAAATTATGCTATTAAGGAACGGTGAAATTTTAAATGTAGAAAAAGCCCAAAATGATACTGAAATTTGGGTAAAATCTGAAATAAAAAAAATATCAGAATCAAATAGGGTATTTGTTTTTATAGCTACTATG